ACAAGACCTGAGGAGGTCATTAATCATGAAAGATATAGCAGAAGTCGTCATCAGATTGACGGCATACAATGCCCAGTTGATCCGTGAGTACGAGAAGAACATGTACGTGGGCGAAGCCCGTGCACACTTGTTCGGCAGTATCAACGGCATCAACAAAGCCCTTGACGTCATTGAAGAGATCATGGCAAGGGAGAGTGTGTGATGCAGTTCTACACAACAACTGAGTTGCGTTACGTCTCCTGCACACCAATCAAGACTGACTTGTTCATTGTCCACGATCCCAAAGACCTTCCCATAGGTTTCTTGGGCTACACGTTAGACAACGTCTACGACTGGCTCAACGAAAATGGGTACTGGGAGTCGGGTGAGTTAGAAATCACTGATGAAGAGCAAATATTCATTGAAGTCAATCAACTTGATGGCATGCAGGACGAAGTAGTCGTCGCTGTAGAAATCAAAATGTAAAAATCAAAATGTAGGCACATCACGGGGTGTCCCCCCGCCCCGTGGTGTCCTCAAAGGTCATCAGCAGGTTGCTGGTGGCTTTTGAGGGCATACAATTGCCCGTTAAACCTAGACCTGAGGAGGTCAAAATCATGAACCAAAACTTAAACGAACTTCGGGCGTTCCTTGCCACTCTTGACAAGGCGCCTGAACCCATGCACGTCTCGTCTGAATTGCATGCACTATCCAGTGCCAGCGATGCAGACATTGACATTGTGCTGGATCGTGCGCTCTATCCATTTCAACGTGCTGGTGTGGCTTATGCACTCCGCCAGCGCCGATGCATCATCGGTGATGAGATGGGGCTGGGCAAAACGATTCAGGGCATCGCTGTCGTTGCTCAGGCTCACAAAGAGGGAATGAAATCTCTAGTTGTTGTGCCACCTTCACTTCGCCTGAACTGGCAACGTGAATTCAAAGCGACAGCGCCATGGCTCTCAGTCGCCATCGTCACTGGCAACACTGTGACCGAAGTTCCTAAAGCAGACGTGATCATCATTGGAGACTCCAATGTTGATCAATGGGCGACCGCTCTTTGCAATGCTCGTTTCGGTTGCCTCATCGTTGATGAAGCACACCGTGCGAAGAATGCAAAAGCGAATCGCACCAAGGGCATCGTCAGCATCGCCAAGTCAGTAAATGATAAAGGTTATGTTGTCCTGCTCTCGGGCACCATCGTCGTTAATCGTCCAGCGGAATTGGTGTCGCCTCTTACCATCATCGGTCGCCTTGACCGTGTATTCGGAGGTCGCCACTCATTCCTTCAGCGTTACTGCGACCCCATCCACAATGGCTGGGGCTGGGTGTACAACGGCGCCAGCAACACGACTGAATTGAATGCGAACATGCGTGGCACCTGCTACGTACGTCGCAAGAAAATGGACGTGCTGACTGAGTTGCCTGCGAAGCGTCGTGCACAAGTGAGTGTGGAAGTGCCTGAGGTGGCACTCATCCAGTATCGCCACGCCGAAGAGGACTTCCGTGACTTTGTCATCACCAATGGTGGTGCACAGGCATGGGACAAAGCCTCAAAGGCTGAAGTGATCACTCGCATCAACGCACTACGCCATCTGCTTGGCAACGCCAAAGTCGCCAACGTGGTTGAACATGTTGAGAACCTGCTCGCTGAAGATGAGCAGGTAATCGTGTTCGCTTATCACACTGACGTGATCAACACCATATGCAAAGCACTTGCTTCGCACAATGTCGTGAAAGTCGGGGGCGGTATGACGGACGACGCCAAGCAGAGCGCTGTTGATTCATTCCAATCGGGTGAGGCAAGAGTGTTCGTGGGTCAATTTCAAGCGGCTGGTGTGGGTCTTACCCTCACAGCATCCAGCAACGTGGTCATGGCAGAAATTCCATGGACGCCTGCGGATGCAGTGCAGGCAGAAGATCGCTCACACCGCATCGGCAACACGGTAGGCACCATGGCATGGTGGCTCACTGTTGCTGACGAGGATCGTCCTACCATTGATGACCGTATGTGGGCATTGCTCAATGCAAAGCACACGACGGTAAGTGCCGTCCTAGACGGCTACGGCGTTGATCTCGGCGCTGAGGGTGGCATACTTGCTGACCTCATTGACGGGATCATCGGCAACTGATTGCAAGAGCATTCGCTGGCGCAACTGGTTCTGCCGACTACGAATGACAGGGTGCCCTCTTTCCTCGGGGGGCACCCACTTTCGCTTGAAGGTGCCATAGAGCATCGGTATCACACCGCTGTTCTATGGTGCAATCACGCACTACTAGAGACCTGAGGAGGTCACAGATCATGTCAACCATTACACCAAAGCAACAAAACTTCTTGCGCTCACTCTTAATTGAGCGGGCACCGTCTTTAGAGATTGATGAGGCTGGGGTTGATTCTTTAATTAAAGAGTTCAATCTTGATCGCTTAACTGCGAAGTCCGCATCGTTCTGCATTGACCATGTCAAGAAGATCAAGGTGCTCCGATTGGATTCGGCGCACCTGCCCAATGATGCTGAACGTGTCATTGCGAACAACTACGCCAAGCCTTGTGCCCTCTGTGGCAACACAGTGCCCAAGAGCGAAGGCTTCGCAGTGCTCGTCAGTGGCACATGGAGCACCTATCACAAAGAGGGCGAATGCCCAGCCAGTGAGGGCGCTCCAGCCCCAGTGCGAAGCCTCAACGACATCCTCAAGGATGTTCGTGACGGGTACTTCGCAATCACGTCAAAGGGCACCAATGATCTCGTGTTCTACCGTGTCGCCACTAACAAGGGCTTCCACAACCCTTCAAAGAAGGGTGAGCGGTACGTTCAACTGATCGTTGGCGGTCATGCCAATGAGACTCTCACTGGCAAGCGGGCACAGGCTTCAGCGAATCGTCTTGCTGAACTCAGCCCACTGGAGCAACACGAAGCACAAGCCACATACGGCAAGGAAATTGGCGCATGTGGTAAATGCGGGAAGCATCTCACGGACGAAGTATCTCGTGCCTACGGCATGGGTGCGACGTGTCGTGCGATGTAAAGAATCAGGGCGTCACGAACTACGGTTCGTGGTGCGCTCAGGGTGCACGGAGGTCTTCCCCCTTCGTCCTTCGTGCACTCTGAGGGCACTTGCCCACCGACGCCTGAGGAGGCAAACATCATGAATAAAAACGCAACTTTTCAAGACATCGTTGACAACAAGCAGACGCTCTGCCAATACGCAAAGCAACTGTTGGCAAACCCTGAGTTTGCTGAAGACGAAGACTGGTGGGATGCGTTGTATGTCAACGGTTTCACTTTTGACATCAACGGATACCACTGTCAAAACAACAAAGGTGAAAAGGTCATCCGATTAACGGCATACCCAGTCATGTGGGTAAACGATTACGACGGTCAGACCAACACCAGCGTTTGGTTACAACTGGTGGAAGAAAACGTGAAGACAAAGGTGATACAAGAAGTCTTTAACTCTTCTAAAGAATTCCACAAGGAGAAGAACGACTTCATTAAAGTCATCGGGCGTTACGTGGATGAGACCGAGACCATGGAAAAGACTTTCGGAACCATCCCTAAAGGCTTTGATGGCAACACTGAAGACTTAGAGGGCGACGAGTTCGTCCACTACTGGCTTGAGTGGGATGAAGAGATCAAGATTGGCGAAGAGTACGGCGAATTCGTCGTGCTGGACGCTATGCGACCCAAGTGGTAAGTAACCACTACGGGTACAACATCCATTTAGGATGTTGTGCTCAGAGTACATGGACGATAGTTTGTGTGCTCTGAGGGCAACAGCCCATCTAGAGACCTGAGGAGGTCATATGAAATACACATTGAGAGTTACCGAGACCGTCAACCACGACTACGAGATTGAGGCTGGGTGTGAGGAAGAAGCACTGGAGATCTACCAGTCGTACGACGACGAGCAACTAAAGACGCTTGACCTTGACGGCAGTAGTGATTGGGACACACACCCTTGGGATATTTCAACGGAGGAATCAGAATGAAATACGAAATCATTGCATACAGCACAACCCGCTTAACTTCATACGTTACGGCTAACTCTGAAGAGGAAGCCATGCGTTTGTGGGGGTTGGGGTTAGATGATGGCACGACGGAATACTCCGAACCTACGCCATTTGAAATAGACGAAGTAAATGAAAGACCACTAGAGGAAGTAAAAAAATGAAAAAGTACACACTCACATACGAGAACGTGATTCAACACCGCCACGAAGTGGAGGCTGAATCAGTAGAAGAAGCACTCAGACTATTTGACAAGAATGAATCAGTTTGTGTGCATACGATAGAAAAATGGAACACCACAGACATAGAGGAAGTAACACAATGAGCATCACACACACGCACTACTACGTCATCTCGTATGACACAGGAACCAATAAATGGACATGGGATAACGAAGCCGAAGAGATGCAATTCCCTGAAGGCACCGTTGTCAACCACGACAACAATGAGTGGGGATACGCACTCATTGATGGCGAGGAATGCATTGACTTTGAAACAGAAACAAAATTAGGCGAAGACCTAGAAGTAATCATCAACTACCTAAACGAAGGATTGGAAGTATTCAAATGAACTACATGAACTATCAGCAACTGCGTGACTACGCACTCCAGTGCTCACTAGAGCACCACCTCTGCAATGTGCAGGAATTAATGGAAGAAGGAAAAACACCTGACGACATCCTCGCCATGGTGGAGGAAGGAAACGACTCCGTCATAATCTACGAACCATACGAATGGTGCAGTGAGGAAGAACTCGTAGATGAAATAGAAAGTGTACGAGGCGTCAACGTCTACAACTTCCTGTTCGTACTGCGCCAAGTCAACAGCCAAGAGTGGTTGATCAAGTTCAAGGGTGAGGAGACTCAGTCATGAAGAAAGAAGTGCTGGACACCGTAGTCCACGGCGACATCATATCTAAGCGATACAAAGGCAAGATCACTCGCTTTGTCGTGACCGCACGTACCCGATCAGGCACACACTTTTGGGTGCGTGACCTGAAATGGGGTGACGACGGTTGGTATGACGTAAACCACGATCTCACACGTTCCGCATGGTTCGCTGTGGAGCACACAAACCTGAAGTGGGGCAACTGTACGGGTTGGTATGACCTAGACCAAGACCTCACACGATTCACTGAAGAATACGACAAGGAGGAGGCATGAGCGTTGAACAAGACCGAACAACAGAACTTGGTAACCAAGCGTTACGGGAAGCCCTGTTGGTTATCGGAGGAGTAGACGGGTACAGACTGGAAATGGCAGAGCAACGGATTAGCAGAGCCATAGAAATACTGGGGGGAAGTCGTCAAGAACTTTTCTCAAATGCGGAAAAATACTTATCAGAACTACAACAAAAGGAACCATCATGAGCACATACACAGTAACTGCAACATGGGATGGAGTCGCTGAAGTCATCGCACTCAGCGCCGACACCCGCATAGAAGCCTACGAATCTGCCATTGGCACTATCCTTCGGAAGTTTCACGACTCCGATCAAGGAAAAGTGCTCCAGCGGGTGTGGAGGTACGGAGAGATCACATTCCGTGATCCCGACGGTGAAGTCATTCAAGTACTGGAAAAGAAAATGGATGAGTACTCCTCCACCTTCAAAGCACTGGAAAGGCTGATAGAAGCATGATTGACAACCAAGACTCTGACCTCGTCTCTGACTACAGCACACCGCTGTACGACGATGACCAGTACAGCAAGATAGAAGTGCTGTGGGTGAGCGCCCCACAGCCACAAGGGTTCCTGATCGGATCAGGGATTGATGTGAATACGCAGGAGACCGTGGAGTGGGCTAGTAATAGCCTTGACATGGTCTTCACTGCGGAGATGCTCAACGAGGAAGACCCCGTGTACTGCCTCGTACCATATTGGCAAGAAAGATCTAGGAGGAATAATGCGCCCGCATAGCAGGCTTTTAATGTTCATGGGAATACTCACGATTCTTTTAATCGGAGCCAGTATGCCCAGCGACCCAACACTGGACGGGGTTCCCGATTGGTCAGACAGAATCTTTGTAGGCATCCTGTGCCTTATCTGCTTCTACAACATCATTCGGGCAATCTCGGACATGTCATACAAGACCAAGCCAAACCACAAACCACAAGTTCGTCAGCACCACCATGTTGACAAGCGTCGTAAAAAACTTAAGTAGAAGTTGTAAACCAAAGTGTTACGGGGATAGATTTATCTCCGTAACACTTTTTAATTTAAACCAACCAAGAGAAAGAAACATCATGTCCAAAGAATCCAGCCAATGGCTCAACCAAAATGTCCTCGTAGGCATGACCTCCAAGCGTGGAAACGCATGGCACTACAAGGAGAACGAACAAGGCTCAGAGCCAAACCACTACATCGGAGCAATCCCCATTGACGACGTCCGTCGTCGTCTCTTCCACTGGAGCGCCGTAGAAGCACCTGTCTACGTCTACGCTGGTGGCAACTATCACAACCAAGAAGACCGCAAGGCTGTCGTCCGTGACGACACCTTTGAAACTCTCGGTGTGTTCAAAGATGGTTACTCCATCCACCAGTACAGCGAGTGGCTCCTTGACACCGTGTCCAACATCATTGACGACAGCAACCTTCAGATTGGTTCTGCTGGGCTGTTGAAGAATGGTGGAGTCGCATGGGTCTCCATTGAGATGGAAGAGAACCTCACCGCTGAGGGCTTTGAGTTCCGTCCGCACCTCCTCGCCACCACCAGCCACAACGGCACGTTGGCTACCACCTTCAAGCGTGTGTGCACCGCTGTGGTGTGCGACAACACGCTCGCCGCAGGACTTGGTGAGCAGGGTCAGGAGCACAAGACACGCCACAGCAAGCACAGTGGCTTCAAGTTGCAGAACGTCCGTGACGCTCTCGGCATCGTTCACTCGTTCGCAGATGACTTCACCGCTGAGATCCAGCGCCTGTGTGCCATCTCGGTGACCGACTCTGAATGGGACGCCATCGTCAATCGCATCATCCCAGTGGCTTCAGAAGGCGACTCACGCCCTCAGGCAATCAGCCGTGCTCAGAACAAGCAGGAGGCAATCCGCCACCTCTACAAGTACGACGACCGCTCTGCACCTTGGGCAGGCACCGCTCTTGGCGCTCTGCAAGCCTTCAACACCTACAACCACCACCTCACAGGTAAAGACGAGTCACGAGTTGAGCGCAATGCGTTCAACGCTCTCACTGGCAAGACCAGCGAGTTTGACCGCTTCGTACTCAACGTGATTAACGAGGTGGTATACGCATGATCGCCCAGCGCAGTGGGGAGGGGGATACCCCCCTTCCCACCCGTGGGGTAGAACTACCGTCCCCAAATTATGTGGATGACGGAAGATGGCGAGACCAAGCCCTCTGCCGGGAACATGGGAACGACGTGTTCTTTTTTGAAATGCGTCGGGGGCAATCCCCCAAAGCCATCCGTGAGCACATTGATCATGCCATCAGCATTTGCATTTCCTGCGAAGTACGCCTCCAGTGTTTGAACTTTGCAATACGCAGTGGAGAGCGCTATGGCGTGTGGGGTGGTGTGGACTTCAAGAAAGTCAGAGGCGCCGTCCGCAAAGAGTTACTCAGTGCAGTTAGCAACCTATAGAAATATCATTTAAAACTTGTTGAAGAGCGTGGGCACCTAGGGAGATATCTCGTGTCCACGCTTTTTCACGTAGCGCAGTTCCTTCAAGCGCTCGCACTTCAGGGTCTTTCAATTCCTTGATGTGCTTGTTCCACTGCTGTCCGTTCTTAGCAAGACGCCCGATACCCCATTCTTCTTTTAACTCCCTGTAGGCGGTCATAGGAGACCCGATCCAAGGAATACCTGCTGATGAGTACTCCAGCAACTTTATGTCGCTCTTGGCGTGATTAAAGGGGGTATCCCGCAAAGGTGCGATGCCGATGTCCATGGTCAAAGACGATGGGTAGAGCATGCTCTCCACTAGAGGCACCGTGAACACTTCCTCTTTAGCCATTTTAAATACTTCATGTACAGGTGGGGAATACTCAGAATGCCCGCTGTGCTGAAACGTGAACTCCCCACTCCGCACCAATGGTGGAATGATGCCCCGCATGATCTCTAGGTCTCCTGACCTGTGGCTGGTGGAGCCTGCCCAGCCAATCTTCGGTACCCCAGCAACATGCTCCAGTGGGGTGAAGCGCCCCACGTCAATGGTGTTCTTAAGCACCACGATAGGGCACATCACCCAAGGCTTGATTCGCTCTCGCAGATACGAAGTGGACACAATGACAAGGTCGCTGGCGCCTAAAACCTTTTTGTAATGTCTTGTGTTTTCGTTCGGGTTTGTCTTGGGGTGAGATGACTTGAAAGCGTCATTCCTTGGATCAAGCCCCCAGTACCAGTCGTCTAAATCATTAATTACAATCTGTCCGTATGCCCGTGCCTTGTAGATGTGATCAGCAAGGTTGGCATGCATGAGACGCTGTAGGACAATGATAGGAGGGTCTACGAAGTTGTCGTTGGCGTCTCGTATGTAGAAGTGGTCTTTCTCCCATACAAGTGTTCCAGCGCAAACTGGGGCATCTAGGCGTCCAATGAACTGCCCTAGTCGTGCCCATCCTGCGCCACCCCATTGTTCTTGACCACTAGGGGTCTTTACACGGTCACCGCTGGCGAAACCTACTGGTTCTTTATAGGCAGGGGTAGAGTTTGTGATCTTTTTTTCTTGCATACATGTACTGGCGGTTCCGACAAGGGCACGTAAACCGTGACCCCTTCCCCGCATGACTCACATTCATATCTAGTGGGTTTGGAATTAGTAGAGTTGCTCATGGGTACAGCGTACCATTAATCTTCATCTTTTTTAACGACTGAAGAAAAGGTTCCTTGAGCACAAAGGTTGTACATGCGTCCTCCGAGGTTACCGAAGGCGCCATGGTATGAGTACATGTGACGACTACTGCGCCCCTCGTTGTACTCACGTCGGGTTTGGGTGCCAACAAGACCACGCTTCTCTTTGCGTCGCTCGTTCTTAACTGCCCATACATTATTTTGTTTCACTGGTGGTTCCTTCCGTTTGGTTCTGTTCTGCTTTCCAAGGACGCCACTGGCGAAGGAAAGTATCTATCTCCCGCTTGTCCCACAATGGGCTGGATGCCAGCACTTTGAATGGTTCAGGGAACCGCTTGTCTTTGCGGAGGGCATGGATGCGTTGTTTGCTTACGCCCAGCACGTCTGCGACTTCGCAGGTGCCGACAACGTCTTCAGGTCTAAGTGTGTATGTCATGTTTACAAACTACACCCATGTAGTACGCTGGTCAACCTTAGTAACCCCAGTGGTGAAGCCCACCATTGTCGTACAGGTAACGTGCCACAGCGACGTTACAGCGTGGCTTGAGCAGTACAGACAGATCGCCTTTCTTACTGCCACACACTTCAGCAGTGACAGTTTGCCATGACGAATTGATCTGCAAGATGCCACTGTCAAACGTGCCGTTATTATTCAATGTCCATACAATTTTGCCATTCCTCCAGCGAGCGTTGACTACCTGACGCTGGCACTTTGATTCACGCCAAGCGAAATAGGTAAAGAATTCAACGGGCAAACCAAACTCTTTAAAAAGCCTTTCCCATTGGGGGCATCTGTCCCCTTTGGCAATGTGGTTTTTAATCCACTGCGGAACTGGCGGGGCTTTCTTGTCGGGTTTTGCTGGGGCAACAATTGTCGTATTCGTATTCATTTTTGCAAAAGTTGGGGTGGTGCTGGATACTGCCAACATCACTGACACAGCGATTGCGGAAAAGATGCGATACCTCAATAGTTTTCTCCTTGATAGGGGACAAAAGCAAACGCCATATACAATGCTCATGCGCTGTATATGGCGTTACTTATAGTTTACCTCTAATTTGCCGAAAGCAACCTGTATTTCAACATCTCTAAATCACCCAAAGACTCAGTCATCTTGGGAATCAAGTTAATATTTATTTTATCGTTGTCTTTCGCCTCAGAAACTAAACAATCTGTGCACCGACAACCCTGTCGGTAACGTGTCCATGTTCCATGCGGTTTAAAGACTGTGGGACGAGGTGTCGGGGATGTAAGAGCAGTGCGCTCCTGTGGTGTCAATCCACCCCACATGCCCCATCGTTCCTCTATGCCATCATCTAAGCAAGTCACCCATACTGGACAACGCTTACAGACCTCTCTAGCGATGCTGTAGTACCGCTCAGGCACGTCCGCATCTAAAGGTGGGAACCATAGGTCAATGTGGAGGCGTTTGCAGAGGGCGTCATCTCTGTAGGTCTCGGTCATGATTCGCTGGGTGGCAAATCTTCAGCAACAGATTCTCGCAGTCCACGGGAAATCTGATCAATCGCATCTTGCAGGATGTCAATGACATCTGTGCGCTGGCGATTGAGGTCTCTAGACAACCTTGCCACCTCTTGTGACATGCGGTCATACTCCCGCATGAAGTTAAGCAATGCCTCCCACCCTGTGAAAGACACCTCAGGGATACCCATCTTTGTTTTCTCAGCGAACTGGTGGATGTTGGGAACGGGGCGCTCAAACAACAAGTTTGGAGCAGTGTCCAAGATGTGTTCTAAGCGTTGTTTCTCTGTTTCCATAGAAACATTAAGAGGAAGTGGGGGCATCTGCGGGTACTGCTTTGCATTCTTCATCGCTCGGTTAATTGCGTTAGTCATTTCATCAAAGTCCATTAGGAGATAAACCCTTCCCAGTCGTCAGCGATGCCTTCACGTTCTACACAGTCCCAGCCACAAGCGGCATAGCCAATTGCGTCCACCCAGTGGTCACGTTTCTCAGGAGACCACGTCAACCGAGACACCTTGAGAAGGAGCATCATGGAAGCAACGTCGTGTGGTTGCAACTTGGTGCTTTCCCGACGGTCAACAATGCGACGAATGTACGTTGTCCATAACTCTGCCGTTGTGCGGAAGTCGTCAATCGGATCACCGTAAGTGTCGTTGCGGTCACCATTGACCAATGACTCCGCCTCTCTCAGAACATCAGAACGATTGTTGAGGGGTTTTGAACTCATGCCATCTCCTTGTTGTAAAGATCTATCAGACGGGCAAACCCCATCAAAGTTTGTACTCGTAAGCAGTCAACGTCCTTATTCCACGACTGGTCGTAGACCACGGGAACGATGTTGGAGCACTCTTGTAAGCGCTGGATGTTGCTTGGGCTGTCCTCCAGCATGAAACCTACGGAGTCTTCGCCAACGAGGTACGAGAAGATTGTCTTGTCTTCGGTGAAGTGCAAACCATCTGCTTGGATCATCCAATGGTCAAGCCACCAAGTGGTGTCTGCCCATGCTTGGGATGGACGTGCCGTGATGATGTGCACTTTGATGCCCATCTCTCTGATTACTTTCAAAGATGCATGGGTACCAATAGGTGGCTCACCATGCAGGAATACACCAGCATGGGATGCCTCAATCAGCAGGGCGCTGTACTCTTCAAAAGACAGCCCCCAGTCCTCGTAGAAGTGCCAGTGGGTAGGCATTGAAAGCGGGGTGTTTAGAGCCTTGGAACAAAACTTGTAAAACTCTTTGTCAAAAGGATAAATAACCCCGTCAAGGTCAAGGGCAATATCAGTAATCATGTTGTCTCCGTACGCCGTATTTACGGGAAGAATACTACCTAACGGTAGGCTGTGTCAACCTTCGTCGGCGTCAATGATTTCGGAGTACATGGCATTAGTCGCTTCAGGGCTTAAACCGCCCCCGGGCAATTGACGTGCAGTCTCTCCCGCTTTAGTGCCAAACAAACGGGACAGCACACCTGCGCCACCTCGGGCTTCCACTTCTAAGCGCACCATCTCACGATTGTCAGAGATGTTTTTAAACTTGTCTACAAGGTTAAACACTCTGTCCATTTCTTGCGACAAAGTTGGGTCAAGACCCTGTCCTTCTAGTTCTTCAGCGAACCTAGCGAACATCACACGACCTACTTGCATCTCAATTAATGCTCGCATAGCAGACTGAAGTTGGTCTTTTGTGCGGATCTCTATAGGAAGTTTGTACGCACATTCCATATGTTCTTGAAATGCAGGGCATCTATTGCTCAAATAGCAACTATCGCACTGTCTCAAAGGGTTGGCGTTGTACCTTAAAACGGGAATCGTTTCAGGGTTCACAACAATAGATTCCCCTTCATTATCAACGGTTTGCGACCCCATGGACACAACCTCTTCTACCCCCATAACGGGTAGTAAGATACGGTCAGTATCGTGCCGCTTATTTGGTACCCCGATAGTAAGATTTGACCCCTGAGAAACCGCAGAAGTGAGGGGTGCCGTTCTATGGTTGATAGCAACTATTTGCCCATCTGTGGACTGCTCTGACTCGTCGTCACTGTCGTCATTCATAAGGTCATAGCCCCCAAAAGTATGTGTTTCCCATTGTTGCCAAGAACGTATAGCAAGTGTACCTACAGCGTCTACATCGTCTGCCAAGACAGCGTCGTAGTCAACGCCTAAGCGCACGATGTCAGCACGGTGTTTACGACGTGAACTCTCTTTTTGCTGTGCTGGGTACCGACGTAAACCGTGGTTGTCCCACACTTGTGTTTCCCCATATCGGATGGCACTTGTCCATGAGCCGACTACAACAGAATCCCAATTTACTTTTTCTATTAGGTCGGGCTTGCTGGTGATTCCGATGAGACTTGCTCCCCATCGTTGAGCCAAGGAGTTGATTCGGTGGATGTTCTTCGGCGTGATCGCTTTGTCACTGATGGCTGAACGTCCGTACCGCTGGCAAATCCACGCCAGTCTTTCCAAATCCTTTTCGTCGTTCCATACGGGAACATAGCGGTCTCCTAACCATGTGCCGTCATATTCTGCCCGACCAATAACTACAGACAGGTTGTCAGCGTGATCACGAATAAATGAGTCATAGCGGTCGGTGTCTTCGTCACCTTCAGAAGTGTATAAAAGGATCTCTCCTCCATTAAATAGAGTTTGTAGGTCTAACTCTTTTCTTTTGGGGATAGGAAAATGGGTCAGGTTTACACCGAAACGTGTCACTCCGTTAGCGAGCAACATGTTTCGGTATGACCCTTTTTCGGCACCGCCAAAAAAGACCTTCACTCCCATCCACTCCTACGCCACAACGACGGGCTGTGGGCGCTTTCCACCATCAGACGTTCACCGATGTCGTGGTACAGGCGAAGGATTTCTACGCATAAATCGTCGCCCTGTTCAAAGGCTTCTTCTTCCTCATTTGTCCAAGGTTCGCCGTCATGGGTGGCACATACAGGTGGTCCACAGTAACTGTTTTCCATCCCGTATTGAATCCACTCGGTGTATGACATTGTAATTTTCTTATCTTCAGATGACATCTCTTGGGTCACTCCAATTCTTTTCGGCTCTTGCTAGTGCTTGTGATTCAATCTCCTGAACTAGCGTATCCCAACCTTTGACCTGACGTTTTGTTTCCCACTCAGGGCGTACAGTATGCGGGATAGTGACAAGCAGGGTAGATATTCCACTCCTGACCACTCCTGCTACTGCCTCAGGGTCTGCGTCAATGTACCAATCAATCTTTCCGTAGACGGCATTTAATGACAAGACACGGTCAATCTTGGACTGGGAGTCCGTGTCTTCAATGATGTCAATCGTAGAGGCTTTAAAACCCTCCCGTTTGAGCCATTCTATGAATACGGGGGTGTTAGCGATTCCGGTACCTAGAACGGCTATACGCCCATTGTAGGTCGTTACAAAGGAGTTCCATAAACGACGCCCCTCAGGGATAGGTTGACGTGCCCCTAACTCTTTATTTGGCGCTGCTAAAACGTCAAAAGAGAAAAGGATCACTAGTCGTACATCCCTTTTTCAACACGAACACGGTGGGTGTAGTACTCAGCAACAGGGCAGTACATGCACACGTATTGACGAGCCTCTTTAGGTATGCCCACTTTTCGTCCAATCGTTTTGTCTTCTGAGCACCAGTCAATGCAACCTTGCTTAGGACGGTTGTGGCGATTGAAACACTTGAGAGCGTCTACCTTTAGTTCGTCACGGAAATCTCGGATGTAAACATCCTGTTCTTTGAGTTCTTTTTTGATGGCTGTCTCAACGTCAAGTTTTGAGGCAGTCTCAGGGTCTGTACGGTAGATAAGCGCTCTACAATTGTCAGGGTCAGGAATCTGTGCGTTGTGGCGGTCACAGAGTTCACGCAACTCCATGTCGTACTCAGGAGGTCCATCATATGGACGCATCTTGTACATCACTCCGTGCGTTTTGCATACCAAAAGACGTTGATACTCTAGGTCAGCCATCTTGTACTCCTTATTTTATTAATTGAATTAAAAACTTAATTGTGTCTTTTAGTGAAACAAACCAGTGTTGGCGTAAGCCGTATTAACTTTGTCAACCACGTTGTACTGTGGCTGGAGTTGGGTGCGACGAATCTGTACGTTATTCATTTCTACGTCACCACCACGGTCGGGGGTAAGAGACTTGTGTGAGCCATCACAGGCTCCCAAACGGAGATCCATATTCATTGAGCGAGAATCGTTAACTGCCATATATTAATCCTATCATGTCCAGCCTGAGGAGGGTCGTGACCAAGAACGGGTCATGGTACGAGACTTTGCAGGGGAAGAAGCGGGTCTTGCGGGGTTCCACGGAGCAGGCGTTTGAGGTGGGTACATCTTGCCTAAGTTAGCGTTAATGCTCGCAGGGGAACCTTTGCCAACAAACGGAAGTGGGGCGGGCGCCGTAACAGGGGCAGGCTTAGGAAACATCTTTGTTAAGTTAGCGTTGATTGCCCCCGGAGTTCCTGTAGAACTCCAAGGCGTAGACGTGGGGGCAGCAGTTCCGTACCCATATGCGTCTGCGTATTTATTGGCTAATTGATTGGACTGTGACGCTTTAGAACCTTGTTGATAGGCACCTTGCCACATGTCTACGCCTTTGTTGTACGCCTCGGTTTGCTGGGTGTTGTAGTTTTGATACTGCTTAAAAAGGTCGGCGCCTTGTGTGCCGATAGCACGTCCCATCGTGGCGACGCCATTTTCACTACCTGCGCCATATCCTTGATAGTTTTCACCTCGCCACACTTGACCGATACCAATGGAAGGCGGATGGTAAGCGCCTCCACCTCCACCGCCCATGCGCCCAGCGGAAGGGATACGCCCTTGTGCTGTCCACCTGTTACGGCGGTTTTCCGCAAAATAGAGTTCACTGTTAACTTTGTCTGCAAACACAGCCCCCGTTGATGCACCATCCCATGTACCTGCCATTACATACCTAAACTTTGCATTGAGTAGCGACTAGACCCGCTAAATGAATCATCTATAAAACCATTACGGAACATCACAGGAGCACCCGACAACCACGAACGGTTTGTAGGGAAGTTGCGGTCAATATTTAAAACATCCATAATCCCCAAAGACTGCTTAACCATACCTCTTGAGTTTGTAAACAATTGTTGTGGCACCGCAGGGCGAATCTTCCTGATTGTGTCAGGGTCAGAGATAGCCGACTGCAATGCTTGATCAACAAGCATCTCAGAGCGTGATTGGTTGGGCTTATAGGGGTACTGTGGCATTAGTAGCGGTTTCTGTAGGCATCCCGAATATCACTTGCGTACAACTCTTTACCTTCAGAATCCATTTCTCCTGAGTTACGTTGGTTACGGTACCTCTGGAGAGCCTCGCCAGCATCTAGTTCAGAAAAAGATTCACCAAAAGGATGGTTAATAAGGCTAGGCATAGAATGAGACATAGCAAATTCTTCTGCGGCTTTACTACCAAGATTGTCGTTTTTCATATTGCCGTCGTCGTCGTCGTATGGATTATCGTAATCCTCCATGTGCGATTCCATAGAATTAGTCAAGTAATTGCCAAGTGCTTCTGAAAGGCGTGGAAGTTCTGAACGACCTACACGACGATTTGGATGGTTGCGAGTGTCTGTTCCCTTTGGGCGGTTTGAAAAATCTTGATGTTTAATCATTTCTTGACGTTTTGACCAATCCATAGCCATAATTATTCCTTATCTTTCTTTAAATTACTTCTAAACACAGGGTGGTCTGAAGGGAGGTCTTTAAGTTTCATAATGTCAATAGGTTCATCAATGCCTTCAACTTTTTCAGGCAACATCCCTATTGACGAAAGAAATGCAGGATGGTTTTGCATAGGGTGCCCAAAATTAGCGTAGACAACATTGTCTACACGCCTATTTGGATGACGGGAAGTGTCTTCACCTTTTGCCATTATTTAATCCGTTTAAACCCAGCACGGTCAAGGGCAGTTCCAATGCCTTCAACAACATGACCGCTGTCCAATAAACCACTAGCAGGGTCTATTTTATTTGTACCGTGGTAATTTACGGCAGACTGTAATCCTTGTGCCATTGCGTTACCTAAGGAAGAACCAGCGCCCCGCATAGGGATAATAGGGCGACGATTTGGGTGGTCACGAGTGTCTTCTCCGTTAGCCATGTTTACTTCCTTATCTCTTTAAATACATTTTACCATTTAGCGCCAACGAGGGGCGAGAGACTTCAACATAGAACGGCGTTCCATGCTGATTTCTTGAGCATCTTTTCGGCTCATGTCTCGGGGGATTCCTCGGGGACCAACTTTGCCGTCATTGGTGAGGCGTACTGGTTCAGCACCTACAGGAGCAAACTTTTTACCTTTTGCTTCCATCTCTAAAGCAGTGAAAAGGTTGAATTCATCAGGCCAAATGTAGTCACTCTGATTAATCCTTTCACCTTTGTGAACACCACGGCTGTACTGCCGAGCGTTCATACGGCTTAAAGAACCAAGGATCTTGTCTTGACGGCGGTTAGCCGACATGGTGCCAAGGTACCCGTCAGGGTAGTTAGTGTCAGGCTGTGAACGATACCCCGACAACTGCGAGTCTTTAGCGTTACGGAAGACTGGAGCAGGACCGTAGGCAACTGCCGAGCCAGCCCCCGGGGCTTCTGAAGGGCTACTCCAAGAAGTAAAGGTAGGGGTTTGCTGTGCCATTAGATGTTTACTTGACCAATACCACTAGGTGAGAATCCCCCAATGGCAGAAGCACCAGTTGGTTCAATAGGGCGAATATGGTAACGAGCACCGCCACGTTCCCCAATCAAACGATTAGGCGTACGCATTGTTACTGCGGGCTGTACTTTCTTCTTTTTAGCCATTATCCGCCGAATTCGTCGTCTCGGTGCAAGTTGCCACTCCATGTGGGCTTTTCCCATTTGTGTGTCATACGTTGACCCGAACTGTAGTCAACTCCTCCAAAAAAACTTGCCGTTCCTGTTTCTTCATCATGATGAAAACTTGCATCAGATACGGAATACTGTGGTTTATGGTCATCACTGTAGGTTGTTACGTCATGGCGACCTTCTTTACCTGCGGTAGGGGTTGTCCTAACGTAACCACCACCTTTTAGTAAGTAGCGTCCACGACCTGATGGTGTAGGTTGTGCGGAACCAGCATTAGACTGCGGAGCCTTAGTACCACTACTAGGTCTAAGTCCTGCTGCTTCATTAGCCCAATCGTCAGCATCAGTGTTGGCAGGTTGTGCAGGAGCACCATCACCTGCGTAAGGGTAATCCATGCGTCCTGTGTGGTGATTTGATCCTGTGCCACCACGAAGTTTATTAAAAATGCCCATAGTTACCTCTGTACTGGTTTGAATGAAATAGCAGAAATAGTTTCGCCATTGTCACCTTGAATATCGTCAAAGCCAATTATAAACGATAAATCAATACCTCGTGGTGCTACAAAACCACGAGCAATTGCTGCCGCTTTTGCGGCTTGGTTGACGGCAGATGCACCGATAGCCCGCATCTTTGGGGTGTGCCCTGCGTTGACCGAGCGGGCAAGAATAGACCCTACACTTTGAGGGTTGCTAGAACCTGATACTTTGATCACGTCCTCAACGATTGAATGCAGTTCTTGAGACATAAGTTACTCCTAGTAAAACAAAGATTGTGTTGCCCTTGTATTTTAGGAGTATTCAGCCTCAGTCAAGAGGTCAATAAAATCATCCAACCTCATCACAACATAAGTTTCACCTAACGCTTTTTCCCCTTTACCCTGTCTCTTCACGACTAGGGCGGGTACAGCGTTACCAAGACGTTTAGCCTGATCTACGGTGTCATTAAGCCACTGGCTCAATTGGAACTGCTTTTGGTTCTTGCACTGCACGGCTACTTTGCGAAGGGTGAAGCGACGGGCAATCCCATTGATGTCTCCCGTATCATTGCCACCTGATAAAGCAGGACGGTGGGCGTGGATAAAGCCTTTAGAAATTAAATAATCTCTTACAAGTACCTCAAATGAGGTTCCTTTTTGTTTAGCCTTGCTCATTCTTGCTAACCATCCTCTTTAGACGCTTAACCTGATGTTCCAAATCTTCTATCTGCTTTATCATTGCTTTCCAATCATCTCGGAACCTGTTACGGTCTTCAATTAGTTTTTCTATCTCAATGCCCAAGTCACGGTGGGCTAGTTCAATGTTGCTTCCTTCACTCACTTTTGCTTTTCCTTTTTGTCTGCTTTTTGGATAGTTAACTGTGGCGTAGCCTTCAAGAATGTTACCCCGTTCCCGCAAACCACGGCAATACGCCAGCCATGCTTCTTTGGAGGCTTCATCCATTTTCCCCCATGTGGTGAAAACGATGCCTATCTCGGGTTCGCTCCCTACTGCCATTTAGTCCCCTGAGTAGTTGTTGATGCTGTGCTCTGTGTAGGTGTCCCCACACTCGCAAGTGTGCGTATAAAGGATGTTCCAAGTTCCAAGAATCTTGTTTCTGTCTCCCTGTTCGGTAACTACATACTTGTGGAAGTGCGTCGTTGCAATGTGTTCCATTGCTTCTGCGTGAGTTGCTTTTTCATTTCGGTAACGAAACTGCTCGTACGCTAAAGCATGTGGGGTCGCTAGAACTTCTATGACTTCTGCTATGTGTACATCGGGAAACCGTTGGATTGTACGCAATGCAAAGTTTTTAACGTCCCCTATAGTTCCAGTAATAGTGGGGTTTCCAAAATAGATGTGAACAAACTCATTCCACTTTTCAGGGCAACTGGTTGCCATACGCATAAGGTATTCCAACTGTTGGCGACGGTCATAACTCAAGAAGTTTGGGTACCGTGAGCCATTCTCTATTTCCCATGCGTGTAAAACGCTGTGGCAAGTAGATTGTGCGTTTTGAACAAGTTTGTTGAATTCACGCTTATCTTCAGGAATAAGGGTGGGGAACAAGTTGAGCATTTTGTCTAAGTTTAATTTGGTTTGTGTGTGCATACCGACACGATACCAACTAGGTGTAACAAAGTAAACCCCTAAGGCATATATTTTGAATGACGCCGTTCTTGGGGTGCCATAGAGATGCGACGGCTGAGTTCCCGAGAAAGAAGTTGGGCACCACGCTCACAGCGTTCAAATACAGAATCAACCAATTTACGGTATGCCCGTGCCTCAAGATGTTTATTTTGGTACCTGATGACTTCGGGGTCTACGTCACGACGAGCCTTGGCAAGAGTAACGGTGTCGCCTTTGGTGGTGATCCCCCATTGTCCAATAAGTATCTCTGCTTCTACAACCTTGAGGTCATTCGCAGAGCGCTCTTCAATGATCTCTGCCTGCACTAGTTCTGATTTTGCGAAAGACATCCACCCCATGAATACACGGTAGACCTCCATTAAACTAGCGTCTGATAACTCGTCTAGGTTCTCCGGAATCTCCGGCATCTCCACTATCGGACGGTTGGGGAGGCTGAAGTTCTCGTTGAACTTCTCCATCGTTGATTTCGGGCGTGAACTGATCACTCGTCTCGTCTCTAGTTCCATAATCTCTCCAGCATGTTTTTGAGTAGGGGCATTGTTTGCATGTTTTGTTTTTTTCATCCTCTATCCACGCTGGACGCATGGGAGGAATACCTGATGCTACGCACTTCTTTACCATTACACAAGCGCTAAGAATAGGTTCTACAAGTTCGGGCATGAACTTAACGGTGAACTCTTTTACTTCTTGTGTGGCTTTCCACTCATACAGAAAAACTAAATCGTGGATGCCTGTGGCATGCATGTACAGCATCGCTTGACGAACGTGCGAAGGAAAAGGTGTGCGAAGTTTCTTCCACATCTCATCGCCGTTGCCATTGCATTCTTTATACAGGTCGTAGTTCTCAAAGCGAAAGGTGCCGACTCCTAGACTTTTGATCTCAATGAGCATGTCTTTACCATTGATGTTTACATGCCCGTCTGCGTGACCTAACAGCAAGTGGTCGTCGTCTGATATCGGAAGTTCGGCTTTAACCATTACGCCTGCTTCAGTCAACCAATCCTGCCATTTACGGTGGATGAGGTGACCTTCTTCAAACACGTTGAGACGTTGAAAAGTAAACGACTCATCGTTCTTCTCATAGCCTTTAATGGTGTACCAAGATGAGCGAGGGCACCAGTCCTTCTTACAAATCTCTGAAGGGTGCAGGTGTTCTGTGTCTCGTGTTGACTTGAGGCGCTTCTCAATGAGCAGTTGATGTACAACTGGTACCAATGTGCCATTGGCTGTTAAAGACTTTTTAAACTCTTGTAGGTACCACGGTGTGTCAGTCATCTGTCATCTTTTCGTACGACTCCATGGCGGAATCCCACACAGGGGAATGAGGAGTAGAAGTAGTCATTGCAGTATAGAGGTCATCTGCTATTTTTCGCCATTTAGTTACTGATGGCAAATCTTTTCTTTCAGACTGTTGGTATTTACCACGAAAGTACCTGTGGCAATACGGTCTGCAATTTTCTCTTTTTACGTTAAGGGAAAACACAACACCTGAAGCATGAAGATGGTTAAGCGCACCTGAAATAGAACCATGGTGTGCTTTTATGTTGTACTCATGGTTTAAAGAAAGTTGAAGTTCTTTCCAAGTAAGACCTTCTTGCTTAAGAATAAGTAGGTCCGAAATGCATTGGTGAAGATCAGTCATCTAAGCCTGCCATTGTGATGAAGTCATCTTCAGGAATGATGACGTAACGACGCCCACCAAGATCAAACTGTAAGACAGGTGTACGGTCTTCCAAGATGGCTCGCTCACGCAACTCCACTAGGTCAGCAGACTTGATGGTGTAACTCTTCTTGTTGTCAGTGAACTTGTTCTCTAGGAGAAACTCATGTGAACGTACGTCGTTTTTACGAAGCCATCCTGAACCTGAGCCAGCATTGCGACTGCCTTTGTATAAGTCGGCTGTCCTGACCTCTTGCTTTTTAGAGGTCTTCATTATTTGGCGTTGGTTCATACTGGTTCGGGGATACCTAACTTGGTGTAGACGTCGTGCTTAATTTCTTTTTGCAACATGATGTCTTCACGAAAAGCGGCAAGTACTGCATCTTTACCCTGCCACTTTTGTGAACCGTAAGAATAAAACGCACCGGCACGGGTGATGATGTCATACGTGATACCAATGTTCACCATGTCTTTGATGACGTCAAAGTCACCAAAACTAAAACCTTGCGACTGTGTGAAGTAGAAGTCAATAGTCGCTACCTTCTGCGGAGGGAACGTCTTGTTCTTAATGGTACGTGCCTTGATGGTTTGTCCGACTGTTTCATCTTTGTCTTTCAACCATTCGTCACGCTTTACTTCAACACGAGCGAAGTAATGGAAGTTCTTAGCCTTACCACCGGGGGTTGTGCGGTTGTCTCCCCACATAACGCCAATCTTCTCACGCCACTGGTTGATGATGATGCCTGTGCATCCACGGTCTTCATCAATGAGTGAACGACGCTGTGCTTTAGAAGACTTGCGAAGGAACTTGCCAGTAAGGCGAGCACCTAAACCAACGGTGAACTCTTCCATGAGTTTCTCTGCTTCATCGTCAGGCACTAACGCTGGCAGTGAGTCAATGACAATCATGTCTACTGCACGGTTAGCCAACGCTTTGATGACAAGATCGTAAACGTGCTCCATGATGTTTGCTTCAACAACCCACAAGCGCTCTAGGTCTACACCGATAGCACGGGCGTACTCAGGTACGTACTCTTCAGCGGCTACCCACATCGCAACAAAGTTAGGATCTTTAAGTTGATTAGCGGCAATGGTCTTGTAAGCAAGAGCAGTTTTACCTGACGACTCATCACCAATGATTTCACTCCATTGGTTCATAGGCCACCCACCACCAAGCATAAGGTCGTACGCAAGTACGCCAGTGGTGATACGTGGGAGTTCGTCTTTTACACAGTTGCCTTGAATGATGACACCGTCACCATACTTCTTGTTTACGGACGCAATAATAGATGCGAGTGATTCACGGGTTGATGACATATGGTTCCTTAACTAATCCATGAGCCTTGGCTGGCTTGGTCATACATACCATTCCAACCACACTCATAGCAACGAGGTGCGGGGGAAGCGCCATTGACTGACGTTCCCTGTCCTTTTCCTGTTCGTGTGAATACATACGAACTTCCGCAATCAGGACATGATCTATCTTCTTTACGAGCGGCTTCACCGCCGTTTGTCAATCCTCGCTGAAGTGCTTCAGTGAAGTTTTCGGGGGGTGGGCTATTGTCTGAACGGCTTGTACGACCTGACGCAGGGTGAGGGGCTTGTTGGGACTGCGGGAACCTAATTGGGACCTCAGTTGGGGGTAATGCAGGCTTAGGTGTTGTTGGGCGTTCGCCTGCCAGTTTTTTTGACCACCAGTCACTCATAGTCCTCACTGTCCTCGTCGTCGTCGGAAAAGAAATCTTCTAACATGATAACGACTTTATCGGAGTCAATCAACTTATTGGTGATAGCAATTCCAAAAACTGTAAGAATTTCTCGCAACTCATCTGAGTTAGATCCCAACTTATCAAAGTGTTTTAAAAATCTGATAAACCAGTCAGAGCCTTCAACAATCTCTTGGTAAATCTCTGTAGCCACAAAGATGCCCCAACGAGTCATCACGTCAGTTTTTTCAATCTCCTGTACCTCTTCAGAAGGTGGGGGGAACCCCATCTCCTGTGCGTAGTACTGCCCTTCAGGGGCAGAGAGCATAAGGTAGAACATTCGTTTATCTATTGCGTTCATCAGCCTTTTGCTTCCGACCATGAGCCAGCGACATCGCAGGAGACCTTTAGAGGCACACCTCTGATGATCTTGCCTTCTCCCATTGCATCAATGAACTTGGGAATCAGTTCATAAGCGGTTTCTTGAGGCACAGCGGCTACAAGTTCGTCGTGTACCTGTACTAACATGTGGGTGTCCGTTCCTTGTAGATCTTCTGCTACAGAGATCATAGCCCGTTTACAGATGTCAGCGGCACTTCCTTGAACTACAGCGTTTACGGCTTGGCGCTCTGCACGAGAGCGCTTTTCGTCATCAGAAGAGCGCAGGTCAGGAAGCCTTCTATAGCGCCCTGCCATCGTCTTCACGTACCCCTTTGCCTTGCCTTGCGAGATGACTTGGCGCTTCCACTTGGTGATACCTGAGAACTGCTCGTAGTACTTGTCAATCATGTACTTGGCTTTCTTCTCTTCCAGCCCTGTAGTGCGAGCCAGTTTCATATAGCCACCACCGTAAGCGGTAAGGAAGTTGGCGCCTTTCCCAATCTGACGTTCTTCAGAAGTAACGTCGTTTACGTCCTTGTCAAACAACAGAGCAGCAGCACCAGCATGAATGTCAATGCCGTTAGTAAAGATGTTCATCATCTGCTCGTCTTGTGAGTACATAGCCATTACACGCAACTCAATTTGGTCGTAGTCAGCCACCATAAGGGAATACCCCGGAGGCGGAATAAAGAGACTGCGAACACTGGAGTCTCGTGGGATGTTCTGAAGGTTGGGGTCACTAGATGACAACCGACCTGTGGCTGTGCGGTGCAAGTGAAACGACGGGTGCAAACGTCCCTTGTTAAGTTTCGGCAACAGCCCATCAACATAAGTTGATTTAAGTTTCTGCGTTTCAGACCAATCCAACAAAAGTTGAATGGCTGGGTGATGGTGCGCTAATCGCTTTAACGACTCAGCGTCAGTAGACGGGGAGCCTTTAAGTGTGGTCTTGAAAGGCTTAAGCCCCAAACCACCGTCACGCTTTTTATTAAACAAAAAGTCTTGCTTGTGCTTGGTGGAGTCGGGGTTGAAGCCAATGGGAGCGTACTCAGATAGCGCAAGCAACGTGTCACGCATCTTGGCGTCCAACTCTTTACCCAACACCTTAAGTTGGCGGGAGTCAACTGGGATGCCGTTGTTCTCCATCTGCATGAGAACACTGAGCACCTGACTGTCCTGCTGGAACACACGGATCAAGTCTTCTTGATTCTTTATTTGATTCCAAAGGCGGTTGTACAACATCCATGTCCAGCGCACGTCAAGGTGCACGTAACGTGTTGCGGAGTCAAATGGAACGATGTCAATAATCTTTCCCAACTTCCCTTCACGGGCGTAAGCGCTGTGCTTGTCATAGTTGGCGGTAATGAGATTCTCTAGCGAGTACGACATCATGTTCTCATTCAGGCTGTGCTGAAGAATCATGGTGTCCGCATAAGGACCGGGCGGGATCTTCTCGTAGTACTTAGAGATAGAACGAGCGTCAAACTTTACGTTGTGCCCAATCTTTAATAGGTTGCTAAAGAACAAAGGCTTAAGCGCTTCAAACACAACTGAGCGTGACAACTGCGGAGGCGCAGGGCTGTACACGGCTGGCTTGTGGTAGCGAGCCTTAGCAGTGGACTCCTGCCCACTCTTCAAGACCTTACGGTAACCATCAGGAGGCACTGTGGTGCCGTCACCGATCTCTTCAGGCTCTAGGAGGTAGCCGAGGTTGTGTCCCATTGGGATTGCCCATGAGTGTCCTCGTGTTGCAAGACCAATCCAAAACACTTCATTACGAAGTGGGTCAAGTGCAAGCATGCTCCTGTATTTAGACTCAATGTTTTCCCGTGCACGCTGAACGATGTCAGGTGAGGGGTTCTTTAATTTGGAAACGTGGTATTTCCAGTCAGCCTCAATGTGTTCAAGCAAATCAGGGTGGCGGTCAAGTATCCCCCGTGTTTCAACGTCAAATACAAAACAACCCTCTTGTTGAATAACTGCAATGAGTTCTTTAATTTCTTCTATAGAAGACACAACATGGGGCGCAGAGCGCCCCATGTCATGCGTAATTGGTTCAGTCACAACTAGTTTTAATCTAGTTCTTCGTCAGCAATACGTACAAGATCTTTACGCTTTGGAATTGCAATGATCTCGTTTGTGTACTTCTCGCTCAACAATGAAGCAAAAGTCTCATCGCTGATGTAGGAAAGTCCATACTCTTCAAGGTCACGCTCACGTACCAATTGCAAGTTGGTGACGGTAGTTGTACCTTTACCTGTTTTGGACACTGCCCAGTAGTGCTTGCCGAGGGGGCCTGTGCGCTCATTGTTGTTGAAGTTCTTCAACTGGTCAATGACTCGTGGACCGATCTCAAATGACTTGAGCACTGGTTCTTCGCCTTCGGAAAGAAGGGCAATGTTGAAAGCAAACCGACTAGAAGGTTTGTTGCCTGCATTGCACAGTGGGCAATCTTCTCCAAGGCAAACAAATGACTTCTGTCCAGTGCGCTCAATCCAATGCTGACGCCATGAGGCGAATGGAGCATCTTCAATAAACTTGATGATCTGTGGATCGTCAGTCACAGTCAGACGTGAAGCGTATGCAGAGTCAGACACCTTTGTCTGCTCTACGCCTGCCCAACCTGAACGTACAACTTTACGAACTTTCGCAGGTGGCAAGTCGTCTTCGTCATCGTCGTCGCTGGACTGGGGGGTTGGTGTAGCACGCTTGCGAAGCGTTGGAAGATCTTCATCTTCCTTCGTAATTTTGCGTGCTACTGGTTTTTGGAATTCTTGTTCGTCGTCTTCAAAGTCGTCAAACGTCATGGTCTTTGCTTCTTTCTTATCTTGGGTAATTGGTTTTGATGTGTTCTTTAAACTGAACCCATTGGGGTTCTCTGCTGTCTATGCAAAAGCGTTCAACAGCGTCAATCAGGAAATCTACCTGCTCAAGGCTGTAAAGCCTACGTCCTTTTGCAGGTTTTTCTCCAAAGTGCACTCCGTTGGGAGCAGGCGTACGATACATCGCTTTAGGTATCCAACCATTGGATTCCCACATGCGTATCGTAACTGGCTTCCGCAGAAGTGCTTTTGCTAAACCACCAACAGTGAAGAAAGTTTTCTTCTCACCATTGATGGTGTAGGTCTTTGCCTTTGCACCGTTGTAACGGTCGCTGGCTTCAACATATACCGACTTTTGATTAGGTCGGTTTTTGGGCGGGCGGGTACCCGGAAAGTCGGGCAAGTCGCCAAACAGTTCCAGTGGGTCTTTCATACCTTAAATGCCCATGATTCTTTCTCTTCGTAAAAGCCCTGCACAATAGGAGCCAACTCTTTGTGCTCCCATGCAAGCGCAAGCATCTTACTTTCACTTAAGACTTCTACAACCTCTTTAACGTCTTCCCAAAATCCATTTGCTTCTGCCCACTCTTTAGCAGCAGAAGTGTTAAACGAACGAGAGACACGGCGCTCACGCTTTAGTTGCATGCCTTCAATCTCTACCCAGCGGTGACCTTTATCGTCAACGACGCCGTTAGTGTCAATGTATTCAGATAGTTCTTTCTTCATTGCATCTTGGCGTTTTGTCAGCGCTTCAATACCTTCTTTAGACTTTTTGAATTCTTCAGCGAGCCTTTTGATGTACGCAGGGTCTTGTGCTGGTTGCTCTTGTCGTTTGATTACTCGTGGTGTTGTCATCTCATACCTCTGTGTTTGTTAGAAACTCGGAAAGAGATCCGAGGCTCAGTTGGAAGTTACCTTGTGTGTCGTACCCTTTGTCAATAAAGGCTTCGTTAATTTTTCTTTTTTGCTGAAGCATTTCGTACTGACGTTCCTCTATGGAACCTTTCATTACGAATGAGGTAATAGTAACGTGGGGGTGTACAGATGACAACCTGATTATTCGTGCTTCTCGTTGATCCAATTTACCGGCAGACCACGGGAGGTCAAAAGAAATGAGATAGTTGGCTTGGGGCAAGTCAACTCCGTACCCTCCGGCGTCGGAAGATAAAAAGATACGACAATTTGGGTCTGACTGGAATCGTTGTTTAGCGGTGTCTCGTTCTTCTGCACCCATTCCACCCATGAACAGGACGCTGTCCGCAATACGTGCAGTTGCGTCCTTGATAAGCCGTAGGTTCTTTTTAAAGAACGAAAATAAAACCACTTTGTTATTTGGGTCTTCATTTAAAACGTCCTTAATGTATTCAATTACAGCATCTAATTTTGGAGAAGCCGCATTGGTTGGAAGGATGCCACCTTTAATCACTTTGTCAGCGTACGCACTGCCTTCGTTGGAAGCAGGGTCGTTGTACAGCGATGCAGATGCTCGTACCAACTCAGCGTTGTCACACAACATACGGAGCACCGTAAGGCGAGCCATGATCTGCCCTTGCGCCTCGTTCCCGTCTTTACCGTTGTAGTGAGACCATAGGTCAAACCCACGACCGTGTTGCGATATCGCTTTTTGAATCTCTTGCAAAAGGTCTCTAGCAATAACCTTGTACGCCGATGCGCCTGCCTTGTCAAAAGGCACAGGGATTACTTGACTAATGACTTTAGGCAATTGGTCTGCAATATCTTCTCTCGTCTTACGCACCATTGATTCCCCAAGACTGTCATTGAGTTGCTTGAGGTTGCGGTAATGCTTTGGTTTACCAAAGTGGTCACGCACAATGAAGGTGCGATCAAAAACGTCAAACTTGCCAAGGACAGTAGGGTCTACGAACTGCATGATAGAAAACAACTCTTCAGGCTTGTTCTCTATCGGTTGCCCTGTCAACGCAAAACGGTAATGGCATTTACGACTTAAGCGTTTAATTAAACGAGATCGTTTAGCCGACGGAGATTTAATAATGGTTGCTTCATCTATGACCATTGCGTCGTACCCAATTTTTAAGAAGTACGCCTCGTCTTTAGTAAGCAGTTCAGGGTTAATGATGGTGTAGTGGCAATTGAGAGAAGTACGCCACAAGGTTGCACGTTCTTTTGGGGTGCCGTCAATAACAACAACACGAGACGTCGTAAACTTTTTAATCTCACGCATCCATTGGTACTTGAGAGAAGACGGAACAATTACAAACACACGATCTATTTCTTTTGTGTCAAGTAACTCTTCTATTGCAGACAATGTCGTAGGTGTCTTGCCAGCACCCATGACCATGGCAAGGAGCATCTGCCCACGGTCAACCATGCGGTCTTTAGCGTCCTCTTGAAAAGGGTACAGAGTGCCTACAAAAGTCACTGCAACCACCAAGGGATGATTGAAGCGCCAACTACTGAGTCGTATATCTGTTCGTCAGTCATCTCACCGATGTCTTTGGCGTCAGGGGCTTTGCTGTAGTCCAACCAAAACATTCCGCCCTTCAAGCGAGGCATTTGTTTTAGCAACACCTTTGCTGAAGAAATACCAGCCTTGTCATTGTCCATCGCAATAATCACACGGTCTGCAACCTCCGGAATTAAACGAAGTTGCTCTTTGCTTACAAAGGCTCCAAACGTGGCAAGTGCTTGTATGCCACTGAAAGAAGATGCAAAGCGCACAACGTCTAGCGGGGACTCTACAAGCACAGCGGTCTTTGAGTAAAAGCGCTCAATGCCAAACAGCGTCACGCTCTTTTTAACTCCGGTGGGGACGTTGTTAAACCACCCGTTTCCTTTCTCTTGCCAACCAAGAAGTTCTCCTTCAGCAGACACGATGGGAATAACAAGGGCTTTCTTTTCATTGTTCCACTTCACGCCATATGACCGCACGATGTCGGGGTCTAAGTTGCGACGAGCAGAAACCTTTGCAGGGACATTCTCAAACTTGTTGTACGCCAACCAGTCAACGTCAGGCTTGTACTCAACACGTTCAGGTGAATTCAACTGACGCATGCCCGACTCCATCAATAAACGGTGCGCCGTCATGGTGTCTTCAAAACTGCCAGTGAGTTCCGCAATCAAAGATGAGAGTGTGCCTTTAGCACCACATGAGAAACAAATCCAAAGACCTGTCTCTGCATTCATTGACCATGATGGAGAGTTGTCGGCTTTACCAACACGCTTAATGTGTACGGGGCATCGCCCTACAATCTCTGCTCCACCACTTCTTGTGAGTTCTATGCCAAGGTTGGCAAGCACATCGGTGATGCTAGTAATACCAGTTGTCGCTTCCGCTGTCGTCATTTGCTTCTGTGTCCTCATCTATCTCGGTAAAGTCCATGTGTTCCCAGTCCCATTTGATTCGCACTTCACCTTTAGGAGCAGAGCGAGCCAAAATAACTCGGATGATTGATTGGTTATCTATGTCAGGGTCAGACTCAACACCTAGTACAAGATCGGAGTCTTGTACGAAAGAGGATGAGTACCCAATTGAATCAGATGTTACCTGACGTGATTTCTTATTCCCCAACTTCCATGCAAGAACTTGTGTCGTGCATATGATTGGTATTTGGAATCTCTGCGCCATTCTCTTCAGTGAACGTGTGATGTTGGTAAGCGCTTGGGGGCTTCCCTTTGGCTCGCCGTTCTCATCGTCCATGAGGTAAACACCGTCAACAATTAGAAGCCCCGGGCGGTGTTGCTGTACCTTGCCAGCAAGCGCACTTACAGTTGTTAGAGACGAAGTATCTTCCGTCATATAAAACTCGTGCATGTTGCGACGAGACTTCAAGGCTTTCTCTACACGGAGCATCTCTGCTGATGACAAGTTTCCGTGCATGATGTTCTTATGCGCTACACCTGAGATAAGTGAGTCGTAACGAGCGGCTTGCTCATCAATGCTCATTTCAAATGAAACGTATAGCGGGCTGATGCCGTGGTTGTGAGCAGCGTTAGCCATGATAAGCGTAATCATTGACTTACCTTTTTTGGCTTCACCAACGAAGGTAACCAACTGTTGTGGACGTAGCCCAGCAGTGATCCTGTCCAATCCGTAGAAGCCTGTTGGCATTCCACGAAGAGCGTTAGGTGTGTTACGCATCTCTTCATAGTTGGCAAGACGTGCTTCCCATGAAGTGATTAGGTCAACGTCACGCAACCGAGCAACTGCTACCGATGCTTTCTGTAGACCGGCGCTAAGAAGTTTGTAAGCCTCGTCAACGTCGTTCTTTTTAAGGACGGTAACTGCTTCAGTCATCGCCTCTTGGATGTGCTGTTGCTTGTACTCTTTGTAGAGTTCGTCAATGAGTGCGGGGAACGGTTCGTTCTCCGTGTTGATTAACTTGGTGTCGCCGTACTCTTGTTTAAACGCACGAGCAGTAGGAACCGTTTGGTATTCGTTCCAGTAGTTGATGACCCATAGCCAAATGTCTGACCACTCGCCATTGAAGTGATCGGGACGTATGCCTGCGTTGAGTATCTCAGACATGTCCCCAGTCTGAATAACCTTGCTAACAAGGAGATGTTCTGTAGAAGCCATTAGAGGGTCCATCCACGGTCGCTAGGAACTACTCGTGCTCGTAAACCAATGATCTGAGCAAGTTCATCCGTAGGTACAAGGATAGTGCGAATAGAACGGTTAAAGCGCAAATCATATTCAAGAAAAGTTGCGTCTTCATAATAACTAACTGGAACGGAGATACCTTTGCGAGATAACCAGCGTTCAATTGGTGCAACAGCATCCTCTCCTAGAAAAGTGTAAACATCGCAACCGATGCCTAAACGACTAGTTGTGTCAATCATTGATTTAAGAGGAAGTTCATTTGCTTTCCATCGGGGAAGGTCCTTCTCCCATTTTGGAGAAGATGTTGTAAAGATTTGACGAAGACTACGGTCAGGCGGAGTAGCAAGCACGCCTTCAAACACAATTCCGTATCCACGGGTGTCATACGACATCAAGTCATTGCCCTGCATCTAGTCCTCCAATCCGATAGTCAATCCCAGCGGTACGCAATGGGTAAGTAGACTGACGGAGGATAGAGGCAATGCGCTGAGTAAACAACCCTCCAATTTTATCAATACGTTCTGACGACGTAAAGATCGTAGGAAGTTGTGTGTCGTAACGTGACTGTATGAGGTCGGCGGTCATCTTGATCATGTAGTCCGTCACACGGTCTGCATTGAAGTTGTCAATCACAACAACGTCGTAGGTGCGCCGTGTGTACTTAAGCAAGTTTTCTTCGCCGTACATCTCAGGCAGTTCACCGTCACGGGAATCGTAAACCATCTCACAAAACATGTCGTACGTTAAGAACAGCCCGCTCAACTCATGTTGCTTAATAACTTCTTTAAGAGTTGCAACAGCAAGATGTGTTTTACCTGTGCCGACGTCTCCGGAAATGTAAAGACCCATGCCTTCTTCCATGTTCTGAGGCATGTTGCCCACCCACTTGTGGAGTGCTTTAACAAGTGGCTGTGTGGTGGTTGTTGTTTCAAAATTATCAAAAGAACATGAGCGATACCGTGGTGGTACCCGCAAGTTCTTTAGGCGCTCATCTAGGGGCCTATTACGCCAATACTTGGCGCTCTTCCATTCACTCATGTGTGTCTCCTGCGTTTGCGGAAAAAGAAGTGTCACTAAAGGAGACGGTCATCAACTTCAACTTCGTTATTTCCTTCTGTGGTTGTTGCTCGTTGTACTAAGTCAGCGTACTTGTCAATATCCGAAATAAACGCTCGCCATGGTGCGATGTGTGATGGGAGTGGTCTACGGGTAATGCTTTGTACGAAGAGGTCAATCATGCCACGTATCTGTGCGCTTGTAAAGTCTTTGTCGTGGAGTATTTTAAAGTACTTCAACATCACGGGACCATTTACGTTTGCGCCAATCCTTTTCATGTCTACGGGTATATTTTGATTAAAATATAAGACGAGACCTGTACGGGAATCGGGATCGTGCTGGCGTTTCTTTTTCGGGGAGTCTTTAGTCGGTTTTGGGTTCTCGGGGTCATCCCCAATTGCTGTCCCCCAGTCATCGGAAAACCTATTCATCTAGGAGTCGCCCATCCACAAAAACCCCGTCTTTCAGAAA